TCCAGCCGGGGTCAGGCGTATACCATTGCTGTACCTTGTCGCCTTGCTTAAACCATATGGCAGAAGGCTCAAGATCAATTACGTCGACATCAGGAACGATAAACTTACATTCATTGTATGGATCTGCTGGCCCACCCCTTTCAGCCTTCCAGATGAGAACCTTGCCGTCTTCGCCGGACTCACCTACTGGTCGGCTGCCAGTGATCTTTACAACTTGCTCGCCAATATCAATGGAAAGGCTATTGTCCGGACTTTCTGGCAAAGCGTTTGCGATGTTATCAATCTGCGCTTGGAGCTTCTCATCTCCCTCAGTAGACCACGAATCAATCCGAATGATCTGCTGTTCCATTTTCAAATGCACGGCAGTGTTTAGAGCGTCCCACTCTTCTATCTGCTCTTTCAACGCTTCATCGCGGATTTGGCTGGTGCGGTCAACTTCTTCCAACTGCGCTTCGGTAGCATAACCTTCAAGGTCAATGTCACCTGTCTCAATGTCTGAGATTGCGTTGTATAAAAAGTTATTAACGTCGCGCTGATTCTTTAAAGCTTCTAGCTCTTCTGGTGTGCCAATGAACTGACCCTTGGCATTGCGGAATGGGTTGGGATTAACTTCTACAAGATCTGTGGTAACAGGCGCCCACACCTTAGATCCATCACTCCCCTCCTTGTATACAAGCCATGAGTCTTTTAGCCCTCCTGTTGGCCTGCGGACATAGCCAGAAAGATCTACTGTGCCACCACCACCACTGCCACTACCGCCACCTGCGGCTTTGTAGTGAACTTCTGTGGGGTTACCCTGCTTATCAAGGATGGGCATTTCAATGACATAGCTATTGCCATCTGTCATGTGCATGATTATGGAGTCATCAATATCCTGCTCAATGCGAGCAACGCCAACACCATCAGTGCCGTCATCACCCTTAACTCCTTTATCACCCTTCTTACCTTGATTACCCTGTGGGCCTACTGGACCTACGGGGCCTTTATCACCACGCGGCCCTTGTATACCGGGGCCTCCGGGCTCTCCAGTAGCGCCCTTCTCACCGGCTGGGCCTGTGATTTTCTTGACGTTACCTATCTGGGTTTTGTTTATTTCTTGGCGTACTAGATTAACAATATCTAGTAATGAAAAATCGCTCATTGCAGTGGCCCTTCCTCTTGGATGTTGACTTGGCCTAACATATTCTGGTTATCAGAAATCATCTGCTGTAGTGCTTGCTGTTCCTGTGCTTTACGTTGTTGCTCCATCTGAGCGCCTTCCATTCCTTGCTGACGCTCTTGCTTCTCAACTTGCCATTTGTCTTCTTGCATTAGCATTTGAGCTAGCTGAATCTTCTTCTCGAAGTCGACATCTATCTTGCCGTCTTTGTCCATGTCAGAGTATTTCAATGCCACTTCTTTAGGCATGACATCCATCTCAACCATGTACTTAGCCGCTCGTGCTTCAGCTTCCTTAGCCTGTGCCATAAGTACAGCAGTCTGCGCTTGCTGTAATTGCATCTGGGCCTGCATCTGTTGTTGTTGCATTTGCTGAGCTTGAGGGTCGGGCTGGCTAGCTTGATCTACAACTTCCAACAATTTCTCTTTGCTGGTCACATTCATGTGTTCAATGATGGCCTTAACCATAGCCCCATGAATAGGAGACTGTGGTGGCACCACCTGTAAGATCTGAGCTAACTGCTGAACCTCATATTCCCTAGCAATAACACCCAAGCTAGAGATAACAGAGAAGTGATAATCCTTTGATGGGTACTTCTCAGGATCAAACTGCATGTAACGCCAAGCAGTCTTCTTGATTAATGGCTTGAAAAAGGATTCTTGGAAGTTGACCAGTGTCCTTCTCTGACGCTTCATAACCGCGCCCATGCTCATTGAGATACCGGCGGCAGTTGTGTCGCTTGATGGGCCTTTCGCCATCTCAGCGGCGTCCTGTGAGCCTGTAGCCTGCTGAACCATCATCTGTAGGTTCTGAGCTTGGTTGAAACTGATCTGATCTACCTGCCCAAACTTAAAGGGCATGATGGCTTCTTGTGGTGCGCCGTTGGTTAGGATCATCTTGCCCGGACGTACCTCGAATTTGTCCCCTCTTGGGATTCGGGTAGCGTCTACTGCCATCATTGGGTGGGTAGTCAGTGCAAGTGCATCAATCCTAGCCCGCATTTCGGCGTCTAATGCCTTCTGAGACATGTAACCCTTCTCACAGATGCCACGACCCCAGAACCGGCTAGGTACTACGTCCCAAGGGAAGGCCGCAATAGGCCGATCTTGGCACATATAGGGATTTGACTGTGCTTTGAGGATTTCACCGTTAGCTAAAACAACTACAGCCTCTGTATACTTGCCATCTTCCAGCAATTCAGAGTCAACGCCCTCTTCCTTTAGCAAGTCAGTAGGCACTAACCCGTAATACCGCTTAACTCTTACCTTTCTAACTGGCTGATGGACTAATTCAGAGTCAGCATCAACATCTGGGTCGCTAGGGTCTTCACCAATGTCTATATCACGGTAAACACCAGCCTCTTGTAGCTGTTCAACAGTGTGAATGGAGACAAACTCTTCAATACACACCCCCATAGCACTGGTAACACAGGTAGCATTGGGGTCAATTAGGAAATTCTTGGGTTGAATAGGGGTTAGCTTGACCATTGGGCGGTTTTTCTTCTGCACACCGTACTCAACAAGGCTAGCTTCTTGGGGCATACCCTCTAATGGCTGGGTGCTGGGGATATATTCTTTAGAATCTTCAATAGACAGCTCACCAATGCCCGTACCGTACACAGCGGCGTTGATTAGGATCTCTCCAATAGCCGCTCGGTAGTTAGCTCGCTCAATATCTTTGTGTAATTGATCCCGAACCATGATGGATTCTTGGGGAGTTGGCTGATTTTGCAAGCCTTGAGCCATTTGAGGAGGCATTTGTGGCATTTGTTGACCACCACCCATCCCCTGCATAGGCATCTGGGGGGCTGTGGGGGCTTGTTGGCCTTGAGGGGGCGGGGGTGGTGTCTTTGCTGAGTCTTCAATGTCAAACATAAATGCCTGACTAAATGAAGCAGTCTCAATTTCTGCTACAGCACTCTCAACCGCCTGTTGTAAGGCAGGAGCAATGATGCGGCTACGTTCTGATTGTCTTGTTTTGTCTTCGTCAGCCCAGATTCCACGCCAGAGCCGGTAGTATTCGTCATGCTTTTTCTCGTAGTTAGACTCGTAGTGGTCACGCCACTCCTGAGTTAAGGTTTCTAACCACTCAGTTAAGCCAGCCTCTATACCAATATGCTCTAATTCAGCCATCTAGAATCCCACTGCGTCGTCTAAAGGTTCCCACTCATCTGCTAACTCAATACCATCTAAGTAAGCTACCTGTGCTATCTGATCGATATAAGACAGCGCATCTAATAGATCATCATGGACTAAGGTGCTAGGGAAATTAGCGGCCTCATCCACAAAGGCATCATTCCAATCAGCTTTCTTCAAATGGATTAAACCATTTTCAAAGCGTCCAGCCAATGCCCACAGTATCCTATTCTCTTTGTTTTTGTTGCCATGAGTCAATAGTTCCACATGGAACATTCTTGAGGTTCTTCTCATCACATCCTGTAGGGGGCTCATAACAGCCTGCTGAGCAATGCCTCTCTCTATCCCTATACGGTAGGGGCGGTACTTCTCAACGGCGCTGAAAATGCGTTGTACGGTCTCCTCAAGGCTCCACTGTCCATAGATGATTTCCTCTACATACCAGTTACCATCATTACAGACATTGACACAGGCGATAGCGGAGTTATCTCTTTTCTTAGCTCTTCGTTGGCCCTGTTGTTTAAAGCCGGCCAGATCCACAGCTATATAGTGTTGTCCTTCTGGGGGCTTCTTATCGTAGTAATCAAAGTTGTCAGGATTGAAGTTGCCTGATGTTCTGGCATCAAAGCTAGCCATGAATTCTTGTTGGAAGGCAAAGGCGGGTAGGGTTTGTCTAGCATGTTCTATTTCTGCTGGATCGACTAATGGGTTATCAAAA